CTAATCATTTAGTTGTTGACTACTTTAATACTTTTCAGTCTAGAGTGGCTGGAACAGGCGTAAGCGCATAATAATTAATTAGTGTGGGGCTTCGGCCCCACATATTAATTTTAAGGAGAAAAAATGGCATATAAAAACGATATACAAGCTACAAGATCTACTGCAGCAGCAGGCGCAACAGCTATTGTTGCACCACCAGTAAGATTAAGAGGTATAATTATTGCTTCTGATGGTGGGGGCGCAGGTGTTTTGGAACTTACAACAACATCGAATTCTGGAACAACTTTATTTCTTGCAGATGTTCCAACAGGTGACGTAATTAATATGAATTTTCCTGAAGATGGGATTTTATTTCCAAAAGGAATTTTTTGTAAAACTAAAACAAATGTTGCAGCATACACTTTATTAACAGACAAATATTCTGGTCCAAATTTAACAGCAGGATAGGAGGTCTAAGTGGCTAACGTAACCTCGGGTTCTTATGTTTTTGATAAGAATCTTGGAATAGATGAAATTATTGAAGATGCATACGAACGTATTGGGATGCAGGGGGTTTCTGGCTATCAGCTTAAAACTGCAAAACGATCTTTAAATATTTTATTTTCTGAGTGGGGAAATAGAGGTTTACATTTTTGGGAAGTTAAAAACCAAAGTGTAGCTTTAGTCAGTGGTCAAGCTGTTTATACTTTTTTTAGATCTCCTGCTGATGGTACTTCTGATGGTATCAGTACAACTTTATCTGCTGGAATAAATGCTACAGCTACAACTGTTCCAGTTGCTTCTGTTACAGGAATGCCTACAGTAGGTGGAACTCTTACAATTGGAACTGAGCAAATTTCTTATACAGGAATATCTTCTTTAAATATTACTGGATGTACTAGAGGAATTAATGGTAGCACTGCAGCGACACATAGCAGTGGTGATGCTGTTTTACAATTTCCAAACGGAATGACAGATATACAGGAAGCTAATTATAGAGTTGCATCAACTAATGTTGATACACCTATGACAAAAATTAGTAGATCACAGTATCAAGCATTTTCAAATAAAACAGATCTAGGTTTACCTACACAATATTGGATACAAAGATTTATAGATAAAACTACTATGACTTTGTATTTAACCCCAGGAAGTTCACAAGCTGGAAACTTTATAAATTTTTATTATACAAAAAGAATTGATGACGTAGGTGCTTATACAAATGCAACTGATATACCATATAGATTTGTACCATGTATGATTGCAGGGTTAGCTTATTATTTATCAATTAAATATGCTCCTCAAAGAGTACAATCATTAAAAATGTTATACGAAGATGAATTATTAAGAGCTGAAGATGAAGACGGTTCTTCTAACTCTACTTACATATCACCTAAAATATATTACCCAGGTATTGGTTAATGAGTAGTTTTGCACAAGGTAAATTTGCTTTAGCGATTTCTGATAGATCAGGTATGGCTTTTCCATACAATGAAATGGTTAGAGAATGGAATGGTGCTTTAGTGCATATGTCTGAGTATGAACCAAAACAACCACAACTAGAACCTAAACCTACTAATGCAGATCCACAGGCTTTAAAAAGAGCAAGACCTGCAAGAACAGAATTTGCAACAGAAGATTTTTTACCTGAAAATCCTTTTACAACTGGTGCTGGTGGGTCACTTCTAGGATTAAAAATTGATTTTCCTAACGGAAATTTACAAGTAAATGATTTTGTTAGATTAAGAAATGTTAAAGCGCCTGTAGGAGGTGTAGCTGTTTCAACTTTACAAATGTCCACTACTTTAAATGGAGCAATAACAGATTCTGCTACAACTATTGATCTTACTGATGGGTCGGAGTTTCCAACAACAGGTTTTATAGTTATTGAAAAAGTATTAACAGCAAGTGATACAAGTGACCCCCTTCTTGTAGGTACTTTTCAAAATGAAGTTATTGAATATACAGGTCGATCTAGCAATCAATTAACTGGTTGCACTAGAGGAACTAGTGCGCCTTACAGAGGTGTTTCACCACAAAAAACAATTGCAGGTTCCCATGTTAATGGGGCTAAAGTTTTTGGAAGTTATAAAGTTGTTTCTTTAAATGAAACATCAGTTCCAAGTACAGGTCAACCGTCTACAACTACACAATTTGATGGTGTTGATGTTACATTAACTAACGCTTTCTCTAGCGTAGAAACAGGAGGTGGTTTTCAATGTACAATTGGACCCATTAATGATAGAGGTTAATTATGGCTGGAGTTTCTAAATATACATACACAACATTAAAACAAGCTATCTTAGACTACACTGAAGTAGAAGACACTGTTTTTACAACCACTATATTAGATGGTTTTATTATGTCTGCTGAATTTAGAATTAATCAAGATCTTCCTACAGATTCTGATAGGTTTGTTCAAGAAGGTAGTTTAGCTGCAAACGATAATACAATCAACGCTCCTGCTGGAACTTTGTTTGTTAGGGGAATTGAAGTTTTTAATTCTACAGCTAACACAGAAGGCAATGGAAGTTGGTTAGAGAAAAAAGATCAAAGTTATTTATCAGAACTAACAGATAGAAAATTTGGACCTTCTGGTCAAATACAAGCACCTACAGATACAACTAATTCTGTAACAGGTTTTCCTAAATATTATGCTATGTTTGGTGGCGCTACTAATACTACAGATACTACTTCTGGAGGTATGTATCTTGCTCCAACACCTGACGCTAACTATAAATTTAGAATATATTATAACAAAATGCCTACTGGTTTAGGGTCTGGGACTACTGGTAGTGCTGAAACATATTTAAGCACATACTTTCCACAAGGACTATTATATGCTTGTTTAGTAGAGGCTTTTGCTTTTTTAAAAGGTCCAATGGAAATGTTGACACTATATGAAAATAAGTATAAAAGTTCTATACAACAGTTTGCAGGGATGCAACTTGGAAGACGAAGAAGAGACGATTACACTGACGGAACCGTTAGAATACCTGTCAAATCACCGTCTCCATAAATTGAGGAGAAAAAATTATGGCAATATCATCGGCAATATGTAATAGTTTCAAAGTAGAAATTTTAAAAGCAGTTCACGACTTTACTGCATCATCTGGTAATACTTTTAATTTAGCTTTATATACTAGTTCAGCATCTCTAGGTGCAGGTACAACAGCATATAGTTCATCAAACGAAATTACAAACACATCAGGTTCAGCTTATTCTGCAAAAGGAAAAGCTCTTACAAGTGTAACTCCAGTTCTAGATAGTAGCACAGCAGTTTGTGATTTTTCTGACGTATCTTGGACATCAGCTTCATTTACAGCTAACGGATGTTTAATTTTTAATGATTCAGCTACTGGTGATCCTGCAGTTTGTGCAGTAGCATTTGGATCAGACAAAACAGTTTCCAGTGGAACTTTTACAATTCAATTTCCAGCAGCAGACGCAAGTAACGCTATAGTTCGAATAGCATAGGGGTAAATCCTTATGTCTAATACTTGGAACCAAGCCGGTACTACCTGGGGTTCAAATCAATGGGGCGAACAAGGTCCTACTATAGTTACGTTAACAGGTCAAAGTGCTACCTCAAGTGTAGGTTCTATAACTCCAAGATCAGATTTTTCAATAACTTTAACCGGACAATCAGCAACAACTTCAGTAGGTTCACTGGTTACAGAAGTAGCTTATATTTTAGCAGGACAATCAGCAACATCATCAGTTGGAACAATATCACCTACAGCAATGACTATAGGTTTAACAGGCCAATCAGCAACATCTAGTGTTGGATCAGTTGTAGTTGAAAGAGCTTTTGTTCTAACAGCGCCGTCAGCTGCAACAACAGGCGTTGGTGATCTTACAATTAACAATTCTGAAATACAAATACCTCAAGGTTCTCAAGCAGACGTTTCTGTAGGTTCAATATCTCCTGCAGATGTAATGGGATTAACAGGAGTATCAGCAACAGCAAGTGTAGGAACAATATCACCTACAGCAATGGCTATAGGTTTAACAGGTCAATCGTCAACAGCAAGTGTTGGTGAAATAAATCCTGCTGATGTAATGGGTTTAACAGGAGTATCAGCAACTTCTAGTGTTGGTTCTTTAGTTACAGAAGTAGCTTATACCTTAACAGCACCTAGTGCTTTAACTTCTTCAACAGGCTCAATAAGTCCTGCAGATGTAATGGGATTAACAGGAATTCAAGCGGATATTTCTGTTGGAAACGTGTCACCTTTATCATATCAAGATGTTGATATTGGAGGCAATACAAGTTATAGTGCAGTCAATAAAACAGATAGCGCAAGTTATTCTGGTGTTGACGTAACAGGAAATACGTCTTATACAGATGTAACTCACGCAGCTTAGGAGAAAAATTTATGGCATCAACTTACACACCTCTTGGCGTAGAACTAATGGCTACCGGCGAAAATGCTGGAACTTGGGGTACAAAGACTAATACAAACTTACAAATATTTGAACAAATTTCTGGTGGTTACTTAGAAGTATCTATTGCAGGTGGTGCAGGAACTACAACTTTAACAGAAAGCGATGGTGCTACAGGTTCTGCTGTTGCTACAAGAATTTTAAAATTTACAGGAACAATTACTGGTAACAGAATTGTAACTCTACCGGTTGGTGTAGAAAATTTTTACGTTATAAATAACGCTACATCTGGTGCTTACACTGTACAATTAAAAGCGGCTTCTGGTTCCGGTGCAACGGTTACTTGGGCAACCACTGATAAAGGTTGGAAGTTTGTTTATTTTGATGGTGTTGCAACTAACACAGGTGTTTTTGATATTAATGCAGATTTAAGTATAAATGATCTAACAATTAGAGGTGCATTGGTCGTTGACGGTGGCACAATAAAATTAGATGGTAACTATCCAACAGGGACAGATAATGTAGCTTTAGGAAATCAAGCTTTAGAAGCAGTAGAAGCTGGTGGTATTCAAAATACAGCAGTAGGAAATCAATCACTTGAAAATGTTACTACAGGCGATAACAATATTGGTGTAGGTCATAGAACGTTATGTACTTTGACTACAGGTTCGTGCAATGTGGCAGTGGGTAAAGATGCACTTAGAACTAATACAGCAAGTAGTAATACAGCTATAGGTCAAGAAGCTTTAGTTGCTAACACAACAGGATGTAGAAATTCATCATTTGGAAGTCTATCTTTGGATGCTAATACAGAAGGAGATACCAATGTTGCAGTAGGTTATCAATCTTTAAGTGCTAACACAACAGCAGATAATAATACAGCAGTTGGTTCTTTTGCTTTACTTGCTAACACAACAGGTTGTAGAAGTGTTGCAATAGGTGCTGAATCTTTAAAAGCTAACACAACAGGAGTAAATAATGTTGCTTCTGGTTTCCAATCAATGCTTTTAAATACTGAGGGAAGTAGAAATTCTGCTTATGGATATTCTTCATTAGGCTCTAACACTACAGGAAACTGCAATACTGCAATCGGTTGTGGTTCTTTAGGTGGAAACACAACAGCTTCTAATAATACCGCTATTGGATTTGATTCTTTAAAAGCAAACACCACAGGTACAAATAACGTAGCAGTTGGTTGTGGTTCTTTAAGTTCAACACAAACTACCAATGATAATACAGGAATTGGTTTTGATGCATTAACTGTAAATACAGGTTCTAATAATACAGCTTTAGGTTCAAAAGCATTTAGAGGTAACCAAACTTCTAATGATGGTGTAGCAGTAGGACATTGCACTTTATTTACAAATACAACAGGTGCTTCAAACACAGGTCTTGGTGCTTTTGCTTTAAAATTAAACACAACAGGTGCAAATAATACAGCAGTAGGTACGTCAGCTTTATTGTCTAACACAACAGCAGATGGTAATACAGCATTAGGTTTTTGTTCTTTAACAACTAACACAACAGGTACAGAAAATACTGCAGTTGGAAAAGATTCTTTAAAACTAAGTACTACAGCAATACAAAATACTGCAGTAGGAACTAGTTCTTTAAGAGATAACACAACAGGAACAGAAAATACAGCTGTTGGTTTTAATTCATTAGTTCAAAGCACAACAGGTTCATCTAATACATCAATAGGTAAAGAATCTTTATTTTCTAACACAACAGCAGATAATAATACAGCAGTTGGTGTTGAGGCTTTAAAAGATAATACTACAGGAACAGTCAACACTGCAATGGGAAGACAAGCTCTACAGAATAATACAACAGCAGACGGTAACACAGCTTATGGACACAATTCTCTTAATACAGTTACAACAGGTGGGTGTAACACAGCAGTAGGTGGAAGTGCTTTATTTAATAACACAGGTACAGGTAACGTAGCAGTAGGTCACTCTACTTTACAAGCTAATACATCGGCAGCAGATAATGTTGGTATAGGTAGAAATGCTTTATATACTAATACAGAGGGTCATAGCAATGTTGGTATAGGTAGAAATGCTTTATATGACAATACAACAGGAGATCAAAATATTGCTATTGGTTGTAGTGCTTTAGCAAATAACACAACAGCAAATCACAATACAGGATTAGGTTGGAGTGCTTTAACTGCTAGTACAACAGGTGATGAAAATACAGCAGTTGGTTCTAATTCTTTAAAATCTAATACAACAGGCTGTAGAAATACATCAGTTGGTTATGTATCTTTTTGTGATCTTTCTGGTGCTGGTAACGAAAATACAGGTATTGGTTACGCTGCTGGTTGTGCTGTTTCAACTGGAGATGAAAATGTAATGCTTGGTTACAGAGCTGGTTATAATGTAACTACTGGGAGTTGTAATATAATGATTGGTTCATCAGCTTGTATTGATAATGTTGGTACAAATAATTCTATTTCTATGGGTTATGCTGTTGTCAGTATTAATAATGCAGTAACTTTTGGAAATAATACTACAGATTCAAGAATTGCTTTTGGTGCAACTTCAATTACTGCACCATCAGATCAAAGATTAAAAGAAGATATCCAAGATGATACAGCTGGTTTAAGTTTTATTAATGATTTAAGACCTGTAACTTATAAATGGAGAAAAGAAAAAGATATTCCAGAAGAAATGAGAACTCATGTTGCTGGCTCTGAAAAACGTTATAATAATGATAAAGTTAATCATGGATTTATTGCACAAGAAGTAAAACAAGCAATAGACAATCACCCAGAATTAAAAGATGGTTTTAGTATGTGGGCAGAAGAAGATACTTTAGATGGAAGACAAAGACTAGCTGAAGGTGCATTGATACCTATGTTAGTCAATGCAATTAAAGAATTAACAGAGACAAATAAAGACTTGAAATCTAGAATAGAAGCGTTAGAAAGTAATTAATAAATCGAAAGGAGTATAATGCTTAATACGTACGTCGTAGAGGGTGGTGTTGGTAAATGTACCGCATTCACTGCTTTACTACCTAAACTAAGAAAAAAATCAGAGGTACAGATATACACACCTTACATAGATTGCTTT